TTATCTATTATTTTAATTCCGCCAACGGGTTATATCGGTATAACGAACAACTTCTTCTTCGGTTCAATTGGGGCCGCATATAGAAATGTAAGATTACCCGGACGGGCATATATGAATAGAACCGTCTCTGAATTATCGGGCAAGGACATATCATTCTTGCTTTATATTCAAATTGGTTGGTTGGGAAACAGCAATCGAATAAAACTTTCCGGTTGTGACGACGGCGTATTAGTAGATAATAACGCCGAACGCATAAACGGCGGGAATGGTTGGCTTGACATGGCACAAGGCGACAGTTTGGTTTTAAGGTATTGCAATGGCCATTATTATACAGTAAGATATGGTACTTAAAAATTAAAATTATGGAATTAGCAAAAATTGATAACGAAGGAATGATTGATGTTCGGTTTTGTGATCCGAACAACGGTGTAAAAATGGCGAATTTGAGAAATGCCGGGTTTCTCAATCTTGTTTCGTCGATACAACCAACCGTTCAAGACGGTGAAGTTGCCGTTGATTCCTACAAAGAAGAAAACGGAAAACTTGTACAATATTGGGAAGTGAAGGTTGATTCGGTTTATACTCAAAAGAAGATTGATAATTTGAAAGAAGTATTATCGTCTTCAGATTATAAAGTGATCAAATGCCAAGAAGCTTCTTTGATTGGTGAACAAATGCCCTATGATGTTGACGAATTACACAAAGAACGTCAATCAATTAGGGATGAAATCAACCGTCTTGAATCGTTGATCTAAGCGGGAAACTTACGCTTTTTTTATTCAACAATATATCACAGTGATATAATACAACCTATTTTTGAACTAAAATTTTCAACTTATGAACACAAGAAGTGGTGAAATGGTAAGTCCGCAAGTTGCCAAGCTTGGCAATATTGAAGGGTTGCAAGATAGCAACTTTTCATTGCCGGACGGTCAAGCCTTCCTTTTAAAGAATGAAGGAAATGAAGACGTCTATCTTGAAGTTACGCCCGCCGGAATGGACGACGGGACCTTCATTGAAACAAGGCTTTATCCGGGTTGGAACCCGGAAATTATAAAGGCAGTGAAGCAAACTTCATTGTCAAATGTCAAACTTAAATGGGGCTATTGATATGGGAATCTTAATTGGAATCGGGGGAACGGAACCAAAATTCCCCTATAATTACTTTTATGGGATCGAATGGGACACAAATGTTGCCGATTCCGCTTGTACTCGTTTAGGCAGACCGGAACTTCATGTTTCATTGCCTATTCAATCACTTATGCGCCGTTGCATCTTGAATGATGCCGGAAACGTGGTTTATTATCTTCATGCCAATGATTCGACTAAACGTGACAACGGTGCGGCGGCTGATCTGACGGGGGCAACCGGGCAAGTCATGGTCGAAATACCGGAACACTATGTCCGCTTTGAAATGGAAGGAACTAAACGCCGTTGTTTGATGTCAATATACGCTTTGCCCGGATTTAGACGCATCCCGAAAATGTATATTTCAGCGTATGAAGCCGCCCTTCAACGTTCGACATTGAAATTGTCTTCAGTTGTCAACACTTCAGCCGATTACAGGGGCGGGGGAAATCAAACGGCTTGGGACGAACTAAGCAAAACGCAATTAGGACGTCCCGCAACTGCAATCAGTTTAACCAACTTCAGAAAGTACGCCCGAAATCGTGGATCAGTCAATTGGAATTGCGACACATACTTCGTGCAACGTGCGTTGTATTGGTTGCGTGCCGTTGAGTATGCAAACTTTAATTGCCAATTAGCGTTCAATGCGCAACCAACTTCGGAAGGATACAAGCAAGGCGGCTTGGGTGCGGGAGTTACTACGGTAAACAGTACGAAATGGAGCAATTTTACAGGTTATTATCCGCTTCTTCCTTGCGGTGTAACCAATTCATTAGGTAATGCAACCGGAGTTGTCAATTACAACTTACCGCAAGATTATGACACTACGATCTTGACCGTTGGTGTTCCTTCTTATCGTGGAATAGAAAATCCATTCGGTCATATTTGGTCATGGGTTGACGGTTGTAAATGCCGTATCCAATCAGAAACCGACGGGGGATTATCTGAATTTTACGCTTGTGAGGACCCGCAATATTTCCAAGATACAAACTATAATAACTATGAATTACGGGGCGTATTGCCACGCAAAGAAGGTTATATCAAGGAAATGATTATCGGTGAATATGGTGAATTCATGCCGCTTGCAGTTGGGGCCGGATCGACGACATATTTTTCAGATTATTTCTATACAAATATTCCGGCTTCCGGTGAAGCTCAAAGGGGTGTGTTGTTCGGCGGTTCTTCGAATAATGGTGCGTCTGCGGGTGTCGGCTGCTCGAATACGAATTTTACGGCGTCGAATACGTCTGCGGCTATCGGTTCTCGGCTTTGCTTTTTACCGGGCGTGTAACGCCCCGAATCGTTTTTTGAATTTTGAAATTTTGAGTTGAAATAAAAGGGTTGTCCGTCGTCGGGGTGTGTTGTTCAGCGGTTCTTCGAATAATGGTGCGAATGCAGGTGTCAGCTACTCGAATACGAATAATACGGCGTCGAATACGAATGCGAATATCGGTTCTCAGCTATGCTTATAAAAATATTGCATCGACGGAAACCTTGCCACAAAAGCAAAACAGTTTGTTTTGCATGACTTGGGAAACCAAGGGCAAAAAATAAATTTTATAAAACGGTGTTGGTAGGGTATCAAAGCCCGAAGACCCCCATTATATAAGCAAACGTATATCACACTGATATACAATAATATGAAGATAAATGAAAAGACTTGGAAATTTGTATGATCAGATTTGTAGCATTGAGAATTTGCGATTGGCCGATGAAAAAGCCCGCAGAAGAAAGCTTCGATCTTACGGGGTCCAACGGCACGACAAAAACCGTGACGAGAATCTTTTGCGTCTTCAAGAAATGCTTTTAACTCAAACATACAAGACGTCACAGTATGATGTCTTCACAATTTATGAACCAAAAGAACGGCAAATCTTTAGACTTCCATATTTCCCGGATAGGATCACGCATCATGCAATTATGAATGTTCTTGAACCGATTTGGGTTTCAGTCTTCACAAATGACACCTATTCTTGCATCAAGAATAGGGGAATACATGCAGCCGCTAAACGGGTCAAATATGATTTAAAGACAGACCCGGAAGGCACAATTTATTGTCTAAAGATAGATGTTCGCAAGTTTTATCCTTCTATTGATCACGATATACTAAAACAGGTTATTCGCAGAAAAATAAAGGATAAACGCTTGCTTTGGTTACTTGACGAAATTATTGATTCGGCCGACGGTGTACCTATTGGGAATTACTTATCCCAATATTTCGCCAATTTATATCTTGCTTATTTTGATCATTGGATCAAAGAAGTCAAGCAAGTAAGATATTTCTATCGCTATGCCGATGATATTGTGATTCTATCTTCAAGCAAAGAATCACTTCACGCCTTATTGCGTGAAATGCGGGTTTACCTTCGGGACAATTTGAAATTGAAAATCAAGCACAATTTTCAAGTATTTCCGGTCGATTCACGGGGGATTGACTTTTTAGGATACCGCTTCTTTCATACTCACACACTTTTACGAAAGTCTATCAAGCAAAGATTTTGCCGCCGGGTTGCAGAATTGAACAAAAAGACAGACATAAAATTTGAATCCTTCAAACAACAGATTTGCAGTTGGTGGGGTTGGTGTAAGTATTGCGATTCAATAAACCTTGTAAACAAACTTTTAAAAAATTCAGCGTATGAAATCAGTTTCAGACGATAAGCCAAATGTATTTCAAAATCTTGGCAATGGTTCATGGTTTTACAACTACGATTTCAAAGAAGTTGATCAGCCGCAAGAAGTTGATCAAGAAAATGTTCCCGTCAAGAAGTCTTGGGAATGTGAAAGCGTAAAGGTGTGGGGGATACCAACATCAAAAACCGTAAAAAAGGCCGTAATTTCAAACACTTGGGACGTGACGCAAGAAATAGACCTTGCAAATGACAACAAGCGTTTTGAACTTGGGATTTCAGAGGATAAAACTTTGCAAGACAAGTATATTGCTTATTTGAACAAAGTAGAAGAAATTAAACAAATGGTTGAATCCGACTTTCTAAACTATTCGGGTCAACTTATTCAATAACTTTTAATACTTTCAACAATGAAATTTAGTGATCTTGGGGTTACAACCGATGTTGTTGTCGGAAAAGGAATCGAAATGGACGAACTTTTCGGACAACACATCTTGATTGAAAAAACAATTATCAAACCGACGAATTTTCCGGGGAAAAATTCAAGCGGTTTGCGTATGCAAATGCAAGTATGTTTCCCAACTTGGTTGCCGGACGGGTCTTGGGAAAAAGGAGAAGACGGAAATCCGAAAGGGCAAAGACGGTCTTGTTTTACAGGATCAGACGTTCTAATTGGTGCTATACAGGAAGCCGAACAACGTATTCCAATCATCAATAAAGATCGTGAATCCAAAGGATTGCCGCTTCTTAACTTGTACCCTATGGACACTACTATTGTCAAGGTTGGCAAGTGTTTTCAATTTACATAAATCATGGAAGAAATTTTGAAAGCGATTTTTAATTCAGTCGGCAAATACTTATTCGGTGTATTCGGTGCGGTGTGTGCTTTCCTTGAACCAACCGTTCCGTTCATTTTGATTTGCACGTTGGCGGTCTTCATGGATTGTTGGACGGCTTGGTCTTTATCCCGAAGAGTAAAAAAGAAATTCCCCGGAGCAAATGACGGTAAGTTTAAGAGCAACTATGCCGGACGTGTCTTTGTAACTTTGATTAAAGTCTACGCTTTGACCGTTCTTGCGTTTTTGATACAAACATACATTCTTGAAGGATTGCCCGTGAAGTTGGCAAACATTGTCGCCGGGGCTGTATGCTTTTGGCAAGTTTGGTCAATGTTGGAAAATGAATCGTCTTGCAATGATTCAAAATGGGCTAAAATAGCACAAAGAATCATGGTTGATAAAACCGAAAGACACTTTGACATTGATTTGCACGAATTAAAGAAAGGGGGCGATAATGGCAAATGCTAATATTTTGTTACCATTCATTTTGCGTTGGGAAGGTGGTTTCGTAAATGATCCAACGGATCGGGGCGGCGCAACAAACAAAGGCGTTACAATAACAACTTGGCGACAAGTTGGGTATGACAAGGACGGTGACGGGGACATTGACGTTGATGATCTAAAATTGTTGACGAATGAAGATGTCCGGGACCGGGTGTTGGTTCCCCATTATTGGAACCGTTGGAAAGCGGACACTATTAACGACCAAAAAATCGCAAATATTTTGGTTGATTGGGTTTGGGCTTCGGGATCGCATGGAATAAAAATTCCGCAACGTCTTCTTGGTGTTGATGTTGACGGTATCGTTGGCCCTAAGACTATCGAAGCGGTAAACTTTGCCGATCCCAAATCCTTGTTTTTGGCAATATATGACGAACGTGTGAAGTTTATCAACAACATTGTCGAACGTTCCGTTTCAGAGTATGAAAAAAAGATCGGCCGAAAAGCAACAGAAGCCGAACTTCTAAAATACACCCAAAAACGTTTCCGCAAAGGGTGGTTGAATAGATTATCAGAACTTAAAAACTTGTAGTTATGCAAAAGTTGTTTTATATTTTTGTTTTACTTTGGTCTTTGTTCTTTTGCTTGTCGTGTTCTTCAGTTAAGAAGTTGTCCGAAATGACTTCTTCTTCCGAAAAGAACACTACAAAGGAAGAAAATGAAAGATCATTCATTGAAACCCGGATAGACACAAGCAAAATGTCCGGTCTTGAAATCACGTACACCCGAATCGAATATTTTGATCCGGCCCGAAACGCAAGAGAATACGAAACAGGATCAGAACCCGAAGATTCCGTTCTACATGCCAATAATATTCCTTTGCCTTCAGAATATAAACCGCCGGAAAGCAAAAAGCCAAAAGGAGCCGTCAAATCAATCGAAACATTATCGGTCAATAAAGTATTCAGCAAAACGGGGAAAGTCGAAAATAGGGCCGTTTCTGAAAGCGAGAAGACCAATCATGAATCATTTAAGGATAACAATATTCAAAAAGAGCAAGAAACACCCGTTCCCGATCCGAAACGTTGGAGATATATTTTTTATTTGGCTTTATTGGCGGTTGGCGTATTTCTCTACTTCAAGCGAAAGGAGATTTTTAAAAACGTCAAGCGGTTCTTTTCAAAATAA